TATAGAAGATGTAAACCAATTAAAAGAATCAATGCCTGAGTGGATTAGAGATAAAGGATCTGCTTTTTTACTGCCATATAAAGATGAAAATGATAAATGGCAGGTTTTTGATTTTAGTTATTTTCTTCCATGGAGTATGTTTACAGGCATAGCAAGAGATGCTGCGGAAGGTGAATTGTCAGAAGCATTAAGACAGACAGGTGCTTTGGGTGGTCCATTGCCACAATTAATAACAGCGTGGACAACAAATATAGATTCGTTTACAGGCAGAGAAATATCTGATGAAAGAGATCCAGCCAATAAACAGCTTGCAGATAAATTAAATTATATTTATAGAGTAGCTGCGCCAACATGGACAACAGATAT